ATAACTTATTTGGCATTAGAACATTTAGCAAAGAAGTAAAACATCTATTACCACAAGGTGTCACAAAGTGGCCTGGTTGGGGTGTTAAAGTATTCGCTAGTAAATGTGATAGTGTAAGTTATTATATAGGCTTACTTAACAATCATAGTGCCTATAAAGATTTCAGAGATTTAAGGCAAAAAATGCTAGATAAGAATGAGATGTTAGACGCTTTAAAACTTATTAAAAAATTAGATAAATTTTCTACAACAAAAGATTATGATGTTAGAGTTGCTAGAATGATATTTAAAATAAGAAAACTAGAGGAGAAAAAATGACAGCAGAGTATGGTATAGGAATGTTCTTTTACGGAACTACAATTACTTTATTAGGTTTCTTTATTGCTTTCTTAGTTGTTAATTATAATCATAAACAAGAGAGAAAGAAACGAATAAAAGAAACAGGACCCTTGGCAGATTTATATAAGGTTATGCCAGGTGTTAGATACGGAGATGATTGTCAATGAGTTTATCAAAACAGGATAGAACAATTATAACTATGGGTGAGAATAAACAAAAACTGACTCGTAAGGTTGATACTTATGAATATGAATCACTTGCAGAATGTATAAGAAGTGATCAAGTACCTGCTAGTGAAATTGTAGAAATATTTACAGATAAAACTTTCTACAAATGGTACAAAAAAAAGTATTTAACAAATAAATAATACATGTTCTTAACACTATTAACATTTATATCAGCGATAGCAATATCATTGATTGCAGCTGGGTATTCTATATTAGGTCTAGCGACATTATTTGCTGGCGCTGCTGTACCTATTATTGCAATGGGTTCAGCATTAGAAGTAGGTAAGTTAGTTGCTGCCTCTTGGTTGTATCATAACTGGCGCTCAGATATACCTAAGACTTTAAAAGCATATCTATTCTCAGCAATAATAATCCTAATATTCATAACATCAATAGGTATCTTTGGTTTCTTATCAAAGGCACACCTTGATCAAGTCAAACCTACAGCAGGTAATACAGAAAAAATAGCATTAATTGATAAACAAATTAGACAAGAAGAATTAATTATTGAGAGAGCAGAGAAGACGCTCAATCAATTAGATAAAGCGCTTGATGTTTATATTGACAAGGAATATGTTAGTAGGGGACTAAAAGAGCGAAAGAAACAAAAAGAAGAACGAGACCTGTTGAATAAATCAATAAACGAAGCAATGGAAAAAATAGCGAACTTGAACAATTCCAAATCGTCAATAACCATAGAACAATTAAAATTAGAAGCGGATGTTGGGCCATTGAAATATGTCGCTGAGTTGATTTATGGTGATAATGCTAAAGATCATTTTGATTCTGCCGTTCGTATAATCATATTAATACTTATATTCGTATTTGACCCACTTGCTGTACTATTACTGATTGCAGCCAATATATCTTTAAGACAATGGAAGAGTAAGAGAGAATATACAAAGACATCTAAAAAGAGAGATTTACAGAAACGAATCGAAGCATTGCAGAAATCAAATAAGAAGTTAAAAGGTTACAAGGGACTAGTCAAAGAATTTGGCGATGATCCAGATGAAATAAGACTAAAACTTAATCAAATATACGATTGGAACAAGGGAAAATAGTGCTTGACTAGATATGTGAAAGGTGATATAATGGTAGATACAATGACTAAAAATGATGTTGAAAGAGCAAAAGGTCTTAAAATCAAAAGACTAGAGAACTTAGCGAATGCTTGTGCTGACGCTAAAGATGATGATATGAAAACAATGTGGTATAATAAGATGATGAAGTTAGCAGACAAATATAATATGAGAGATTATGTTATGAGAAAGTTGGTTCACTAATGAATATATTTTATGTAGATAGAGATCCAGTTAAGGCTGCTCAGATGATGTGTGATAAACATATTGTCAAAATGATTTTAGAGTCTGCTCAGATGTTATGTACTGCTAAGAGAGTATTAGATGGTACACCATATGAAGACAAAACAAAGAATGGTCGTAAGATTAAGAGATGGCGACTAGATAATCCTAACGAAGAAGCAATCATTTACAAAGCAGGTTGGCTAAGACACCCTAGTACACAATGGGTTATGAAGTCTGCTTATAATTACATATGGTTATACAAACATATGATGGCGATGAATGATGAATACAAGTCAAGGTACAATCATACAAAAGACCATCTTGCTGTACAGAAATTAGGTGAGTTGTTAAGACAACCACCAAAGAATATAAACATTAAAGCATTAGCAACAGACGCTACACCAGCAATGCCAGACGAGTGTATTGTGCCAGGTGATTCAGTTGCGTCATATCGCAAATACTATATAATGAAGAAAGTTAGATTTGCAACATGGAAGGCACCATCAAAAATGCCACAATGGTTCAAAGAAGGAGTAGAAAATGGCATTGACATTTAAACCGTTAAGTGATAATGTTCTTATAGACTATGAGGACAAAGATGAAGAAAAAACAAAAGGTGGTATAATTATGACCAGTAGAGAAAGACCTCAACAAGGTATTGCTGTCGCAGTAGGACCTGGTAGAAAAACTAAAACTGGTGAAAGATTATCCATGACCGTAAAAGTAGGTGACGAGGTTAAGTTTGCTGCTTTTGCAGGTAAAGAAATTAAAGTTGATGATAAGGAATATTTCTTAATGTCTGAATACGATATACAAGGTATCATAGAGAAGTAAAATGCCAGGTAGTTGGGACGGTAAGAGTAGGATATCAAATGAGAAATATAGAAGTGAGTTTGATAGAATATTTAAAACTAATCCTATGGCAAAAGATGTGAGAACACCTAAGTATAAACCAAGAGTAGTAAAACCTAAAAAAGGTAAAGGCAGTTTTAAGAGGGTAAAATGAATAAAGAAAAAATATTTGAAAGAAATCCTAATACAGGCGTTATAAGATGGCGTTATGTGGGTGAGTCACCTGATAAGTTTGGGTGGCCTAATTATGGTAGAATATTAAATGAAAAAAATAATAGATCCAAAAAATCCCGAAACAGTAGGAAGTAGTTTATTAAATCTAGGCAATCATGTATTGATTGTAGGGTTTATATTGTGCTTACTTTTTGTTGTTTATGCAAGTTATAAATAATAATATGATAGACTTTATACAAAAGAATATGAACTTCCTTAATGATATTCAAGCATATCATTGGGGCACAAAGTCATATGCTGAACACGAAGCGCTAGGCGAGTTTTATACAAAGTTTAATGAACTTAATGATAGGTTCGTAGAAACTTATCAAGGTAAAACACATGAAAGAATAATCTTTAGTGCTGAGTTGAGACCAGGTATTAGAAACTATGCTGACAACGCTGATGTTTGCTCTGAGGTATGTAAAACAGCAGACAGAATAAATGCAGTTGCAAAACAAATACATGGTCAGATTGATTTAGAAAGCATACTAGAAGATATGCTAGAAGCTACAAGTCAATTGTGCTATCATCTAACCCTAAAATAAATGCCCTTTTACACATTTGAAAACAAAAAAACTGGTGAAGTTTATGACGAGATGATGTCAATATCAGAGATGGAGAGTTATCTTAAAAAGAATAAACATATTAAACAACAGATACACACGGTCAATATTGTGGGTGGCATACAAGGTATAACACATAAGAATGACCAAGGGTTTAAAGAAGTATTAAGTAAAGTTGCAGAAGCACATCCTAGAAGTGCTCTTGCAAAAGAACATAGAAAACGTACTATTAAAGAGGTACAAACAGAAAAGGTGATAAAAAAGCATGCCGCTAAACGACTTGCAAAATCTAAATAATAAAGTAGAGCAGAGCGAGCAACTGAAACGCAACGGTCGTAAACCAGAGTCGAGTAAGTCAATCCGCTCATTGTTTGAAAGGGCAGGTAGAACCTGCTGTCAGGTCCTGCCCTTTTTATTTGCAGGATTACTATTATCAAATTGTACAATGAAAGACTACAATTTTAATCCTTATACAACAATAGTAAATCAAGTATTAAAAACCCAATATACAAAGGAGAAAACAAATGAGTGATATGCCAGATTTTATGCGTGAGTTTGATACTAATACAGATTATGGTTTTACTCCTGTGTCAACAAAACCAGCCGAAGAGAATGTTAAACCATCTGTCGGTAAAGAAGATTTAAATACTACTAACCTAGAAATATCAAAAGTAAAAAGTGACGTGTCATCAATTAAAACAATGATGAGCGAAGTTATGCAAATTGTATCTGAACGGGAAAGTGTGAACAAGGAGATACAGGACGCAGAAGCACAAAAGAGATTTAAAGAGATTGAAAAGATTATGTTACCATTTTTATATAATCTTTCAAAGTCTAATGAACCTTACATACATTGGCCTAACAGAGGACCAATCATCAAGGCTCAGATGGACAAATTGTTAAAACTTACAAGGGGGTAATTTATGTTAGAAGCGAAAGCTCATCATAAGGAACTAAAAAGAGCAGTAAATGAAATTGAGTCTAAGAGAACAATAGACAGATCAAGTAAATTATGGTTTGATATGAAGACCTTGAAGAAAATAAAACTAAATGCAAAGGATAAACTAAATGCGATTAAGTCAAAACTTCACGCTGGCTGAGATGATAAAGAGCCAGACGGCTGAACGTAAAGGCATCAATAATAATCCTAACGAGGATAATATTGAGAATCTACAAAGGTTATGTAATGAGATATTACAACCTATTAGAAACCATTACGGTAAAGTTGTTTCTGTATCATCTGGCTTTAGATCACCTGATTTATGTGAGGCAATCGGTTCGAGCAAAACATCACAACATGCTTCGGGCCAGGCAGCCGATTTTGAAATCTATGGCGTGTCTAACAAAGAGCTAGCAGATTATATTGCTGACAATTTAGATTTTGACCAATTGATATTAGAGTTTTGGAAACCAGAAGAGCCTAACAGCGGCTGGGTCCATTGTTCTTATAAGAGTGCAGACTCAAATAGAAAAGAATATTTGAGAGCAATCAAATCAAATGGCCGAACATCTTATCAAAAAGAATATAGTGAGGCAAAAGGCCCTACTACTGAAGATGTCAACAATTCATTGATGAATTGAAGATCATCCTAGTAATTAAACGCTTGACACAAGCCGATTTTTGTGTTAGAATGAAGCTATATAATAAGGAAGGTATATTATGTTTAAACATGTAAAATTAAATGAATCTGTTTTGCCTAAAAGTCTAGGCGTGAAAGGTAAGAACCAACACGGTATAAGATATTATACCATTGATGGTGTTAATATGCCTTCCGTGACTTCTATTCTTGGTGACATACCAGAAAGAAAAGAGAAGATTGTACAATGGCGTAAAGCAGTTGGCGAACAAATGGCTAACTATATCTCTGTGACTTCAACGAACAGAGGTAAATCAACCCACAAATTAATTGAGAACCATCTCAACAACGAAGATGACAAGAGCAATGGTGTGACAAATGTTGTTGCCTTAGGTCTATTCAGACTAATCAAACCATACCTAAAAAGAATTGACAATATCAATTGCCTAGAAGAATACCTTTACTCAAAAGAGATAGGTGTTGCAGGTCAGGTGGATTGTGTCGCAGAGTATAAAGGTAAACTATCTATCATAGATTTTAAGACCTCTACTAAAAGACGTGACGCAGATTATAACTATGGTAACTTCTTACAATGCTCAGCATATGCTAAGATGTTTGAAGAAATGTATCCTGACAAGAAGATTGAACAGACCGTTGTACTTGCAACGTGTGAAAGTGGTGAAGTACAAGAGTGGTTACATACCGAAGACAAGATCAAAGAACACCAAGAGCTATTCTATAAACACACACAAGAGTTTTTGGAAAGACATAAAGAAAATTTAGTAGAAATAACTAAATAGTTATGAATGAAAAAATTAATTCTACTACTTACCTTTCTACTGACTAGCATTGTTTCTGCTGAAGAAACAGATTCAGATATTAAGAAATACAATTTTTACTGGAATCAAGTACCTGTTGTTTGTGCTGCTCCCGAAGAAATAGATCGTTGGGCGAATGACAATAACTTTACACCTTTAACATTAAGTTATGGCAGGAAAGATGGCGACCCTAAGGGCGAAATAGTTTACGTTGTGACGTATTACTTGAATAAACAAAATGGTGAAACATTTGCTACCGTCACTACTCCCACAGATGAAGATGTTTGTATTGTGTTTAGAACATTTAATATGGTTTTAAATCCAGAGATTATGAACGAGTATTTGAATAAACGTGGCTTGACATTATAGTATAATCTGTTATAATTAAATAAAGTGAGGTTATTATGAGCGATGAAAATATGCAACACGGTAGAGATACCCATGACCATGATATGACTTATGAGAATGAGCAATCAACGGTTACAATCCCATTAAGAGAATACGACAAGTTAAAAGAACAAGGTCAGTACATAACAGACCCTAGTTTAATTAGTATCATTGACAAGATTGAAGAATTAACAAGAGCATTAAGAAAACATATTATAAGAAAATTATAATGTTGATGAATAGTAAAAAGTTTGCCATGACCATAGAGGCAATGGTAAGAGAGAAAAAAATACCTTATATGGATGCTGTCTTAAAATTTTGTGAAGACAATGACATAGACACAGCAAGCGTGGGACCTTTAATCAACAAATCACTAAAAGAGAAATTACAATTAGAAGCAGAGAAGTTAAACCTGATTGAAAAGTCAAGTACAGCTATCTTACCTTTATGACAAGTTATGAAGCATATACCCTATATCTTGCTATTAAGTTGCATTTTACTACCCCTAATTATGACTTCTTTAAACACAATGCTAAGGTAAACTCTAGTCTAAATGCTTTTCTTAAACGTAATGATAGATTTTTCTTTCATAAACTAGCGACTAAATATGGTGAGAACTTACGAGATTATTATGTATGTAATTTTGCAGATAAACCAAAAGTATGGGTAGGAGATTTAGTTAGAGCAGATGGCGACACAATCTATAATAAGTGGAAAAAGTATAATGAATCTTTTTCATACAATTTTAGGAACGATTGCGTATGCGTTAGTAATGTTATGTCTGCTGACAATATTCGGTTTGATGATGTTTTCAATGTGGTTGATGGACAACATCCTAGAATGCTACGACTTTTACTTTCGGGGAAGGTCTCAATTCAATCGGTCATCATTTTTGACAAGATTTTGTCGTTTGTTAATCGTTGGGATAAAGAAATTAAAGAAACTATTATATGGCCTGAGAAGTCATTTAAGATTGCCAAGTTAAGTCCTTTTGTAAAGGTTAACTTGACAAAGTGTAAATTTGTTATGAAAGAGGTATTTGTGTGAGTGAAGAACGTAAACTAACAGAGCAAGAAGTAAGAGAAGAATATAGACAACAGCGTAAGGATAAGACCTTTGCACAATGTTGGCCTGCTAATAATGATAGTTTTTATGAGTGGTGTTCTCAATACCTAGACTATCAACATATCACAAAAAA